GCAACTTGATTATAGAAACGTTGAAATTCCGAAAGACGCTGTTGTGTACGCTGACCCTCCATATAAAAATACAGGCAGCACCGGGTATGCTGGGCAATTTGATTATGATGCTTTTGAAAAATGGCTCGCAGACGTTCCATTTATGGTAATTTTGAGCGAATACAATGCACCAAAAGGGTGTACGGAAATTGCAAGCATAAAAAAGCAGCGGGCAATGGGAACGGGAAATAAAGGCGGGACAAAAATAGAAAAGTTGTTTGTGCAAGACAGATTCTATGAACGTTACAAGTACGTAATGGATTATCAGTTCGAGATGGAAGCATAAAGCGAGGTGATAAAGTGGCATCAAGAAAAAATCCGGTGGGCGCACCACCTAAATACAGAAGCGTAAAGGCAATGCAAGAAAAGATTGATGCCTACTTTGAAGCCTGCAAAGGACAGCCGTTCTTAGACGATAACGGCGAACCAATGCGAAATAAAAACGGCTATATCATCTATGACGATAAAAAGCCGCCTACTGTGACAGGATTGGCGCTTGCGCTTGGTTTTGCATCAAGGCAGGCGCTTTTGAATTACCAAAACAAACCAGAGTTCAATGACACGATTACGCGTGCAAAGACCCGTTGTGAACAGTACGCCGAAGAAAGACTGTATGACAAAGACGGCTCCGGCGGCGCACAGTTTAGTTTACGGGCAAATTTTGGATGGCAGGATAAGCCGGAACAACAGCAGGATAGCGAGGTGCTAATCATAGATGACTTATAAGCTATCTGGCGTTGTTTCCCCTTGCTTCTCTAAAGTCCACCGTGAAATCAAGGCAGGCAATGTAAAAGAGCTTGTAGCAAAGGGCGGGCGCGGCAGTACAAAATCCAGCTATATTAGCATAGAGCTAATTTTGCAGCTGCTAAAGCATCCGCAATGCCACGCGGCGGTTTTCCGCAAGGTCGGCAACACACTGCGCACAAGCGTTTATGCGCAAATCGTTTGGGCTATTAATGCGCTTGGATTGCACGACCATTTTCGCTGCACTGTTTCCCCGATGGAATGCACCTATTTGCCAACTGGGCAAAAGGTGCTTTTTTTCGGCGTTGACGACCCTGGCAAGGTAAAGTCAATTAAAGTGCCGTTTGGTTATATCGGTATCTGCTGGTTTGAAGAACTTGACCAGTTTGACGGTGAAGAGCAAATCCGAAACGTGGAGCAGTCTTGCTTGCGCGGCGGTGACTGGTTTATCACATTCAAGAGCTTCAACCCGCCAGCAATGGCGCGGAACTGGGCCAACGGATACGCACTGAAAGCCCGAGATGGAAAGCTAATACATCATAGCACCTACAAAACAACGCCCAAAGAATGGCTCGGAGAGCGGTTTCTGACCGATGCTGAATACTTGCAGCGCACAAACGAAACGGCCTACCGACACGAGTATCTGGGCGAGGTTGTCGGAAGCGGCACAGCGGTATTCGAAAACCTGAAAATTCAACCAATCACAGACGAGCAGTTGAAAACATTCGACAGAATCAAACGCGGCGTTGACTGGGGCTGGTATCCTGACCCATGGGCATACAATGCGATGCACTTTGATGCAGCGCGGCGCACGCTTTACATCTTCGACGAGCTAACGCGGCGCAGAACCAGCAATAGAGACACGGCGCAATTGCTTTTGGATAAAGGGCTGACACGTGAGGATAAAGTCTGCGCGGATAGCGCCGAGCCGAAATCCATTGCGGACTATAACAAGTACGGTGTGAAAACATTCCCGGCCAGGAAAGGGCCGAAATCGGTTCGATACGGCACGAAGTGGCTGCAAATGCTGGAAGCGATTGTCATTGACCCGGAACGTTGCCCGGACACTGCAAAAGAGTTCAGTGAGTATGAATACGAGCGGGACGGCAAGACGGGGGAAGTACTGGAAGGCTACCCGGATTTGAACAACCATCACATTGACGCAGTGCGGTACGCGATGGAAAGCACAGCGAACAAGGCGGGAGACACCGCCGAAACCAGATACAAGAGCATTTTCGTGTAAAGGCGGTGAGAAGACGTGAAAACATACCAAGATTTTATAGCGGTTGGCGATGACGAAAAGGCCCGCATGAGTTTCATACTGGGCGCAATCAATGAGTATAAGGCCGACCATAGCACACGCCTTGCAGCGAACGCCAACAAGTATTACCACGGAGAAAACCCTACAATCAACAAATACGAGAAAATCATTTACGACATGCAGGGCAAGGCGCACCGTGACATGTACACGGCAAATCACAAGATTGCAAGCAAGTTTTTTGGCTTGGTCGTAGACCAAGAAGTTTCGTATTTGCTGGGCAACGGCGTTTCATTTCAGGAGCCGGAGACAAAAAAGGCGCTGGGCGCGACGTTTGACGAAGATATTATGGACGCTGCCCGCCATGCTTTGATTGACGGGCAGTCTTTCGTGTTTTGGAATCTCGACCATGTGCAGGTGTTCGCAGCAGAGGAATTTGTTCCCCTATACGACGAGGAAGACGGCTCCATTAAAGCCGGAATCCGTTTCTGGCAGGTGGCAGACAATAAGCCACTACGCGCCACGCTGTACGAGCTTGACGGCTACACAGAATATCTAAAGCCCAAAAGCGATGATATGGCGATTCTCAAGCCGAAACGCGCCTATAAGCTGAAGCTGCGCACCAGCGAGGCAGACGGCACAGAAATTTATGACGGTGAGAACTATCCTGGATTTCCTATTATCCCGCTGAAAAACGGCGAGCAGGCCCACAGCGAGCTACAGGGGCGACAGAATACCATTGACGCGCTCGACCTTGCGAGCAGCAATATGGTCAACAACGTTGACGAAGGCAACCTGATTTTCTGGGTGTTGACCAACTGCGGAGGCATGGACGAGCAGGACGACACAAAGTTCATTGAGCGTCTGAAAACGACCCATGTCGCCCATGCTGACGGTGACGAGGGCGCGAAGGCCACGCCACAGAGCATCGAAGCGCCGTTCCAAGGCACGCAAGCCACCATTGATATGCTCACCAAAAAGCTATACGAGGACTTTCAGGCCTTTGATTCTGCGGCTGTTAGCGCTGGCAACCAAACTGCAACGGCCATCAAGGCCAGTTATGTGCCACTCGACCTGAAAACGGACAAGTTTGAAAGCTGCGTGACGCGCTGCATCAAGGGCATTTTGGCGGTTGCCGGGCTTGATGACGATCCGACATACACGCGCAACCAGATTATCAACAAGCAGGAAGAGGCGCAGACCGTGATGCTGGGTGCGGAATACTACGATGATGAATACATCACAAAAAAGCTGCTGACTATTCTCGGCGACTCAGACCAGTACGAGGAATTGATGAAGCGAAAGGCGGCAGAGGAGCTAGACCGCACGACAGAAGGCGAGGGATGACAAGATGTTAAATTTTGAAAACCTCGAAAAAGCCAACTTTTTAGGCGTTGGCAAATACGATACGCCGATTATCCAGCCGGAACATATAGACGTGCGGCATTTGGAGTGGATTCCGTTTGATAAGGCGCTTGTATCCAAAGACAGAGCCACAAAAGGCGTGCATTTCTACTGCTACGACTTCCTGTTTTCCAGAGTATGGAATAATCCTGACAAGTACATCAATTTGCTGTCGCAGTTTGGAGCAGTCTGCGCACCGGATTTTTCGCTGTATTCTGAAATGCCACTTGCTATGCAGATTTACAACCATTACCGCAAGCATTGGTGCGCGGCGTATTGGCAGGCGCATGAGATACACGTTATTCCTACCCTATGTTGGTGCGGCATGGATAGCTTTGAATGGTGCTTAGACGGCACACCAAAACACAGCATTGTTTCTATTTCAAGCGTTGGCACACAAAGCAACGACTATGAAAAAGAATGCTTTGCTAGGCAATGCCGCAAGGCGCTGGAAATTTTGGAGCCGAGCAGCATTTTGTGGTACGGCAAATGCCCGGATGAATTTGACTGGAACGTGACAAAAATTGTGCCACGATACGAGAAAATTAAAGAAAGGCGGTTGATAGCACATGGCAAAACGCGGTAGCGGCGGCGCTGGTAGGGGTGGCGGCAAGGCTAAAAGCAGATTCGGAAACCCTGTAAAGACTTTAAAAAAAGTAACTCAAGAAAAAACGACCGCGCCTACTTTGAAAACAGCAAAAGACATTGTTCCGTGGGTGAAGCATCAATCTGGAGTAGATTTGGATAAATATAGAGATTCCGTAACAAGAGGATTTGATAAGCGCAATCAGATTTTTGTTGATGCTTCCAAAATGTCAAAAACTGAACGACGCTCCCTTGGACTGTTAGAAACGCATAGAGGCTACAAAACCAATATTACTACAGAATTAAGCGGTGCATGGCTACTTGGTATTAAAGTTAAGAAAAAATGAAAAAACCTGATTATGCGCACCGCCTGACAGATGCGAAGCTCGCCAAGCTAGAACAGCGCATCGCAAAGCTGTACAAAGAAGCTGCTGACGAATTGACAAACACGGTGAAAGCCTATTTTGAGCAGTTCGAAAGGCGTGATGCAGCCATGAAAGAAAAGCTCGATGCAGGCGAAATAACAGAGCAGCAATACAAGCAGTGGCGGCTTGCGCAGATGGGCAGAGGCAAGCGTTTTACGGCGCTGCGGGACAAGGTGGCAGAAAGATACACCAACGCCAACGAAACGGCTGTGGCCTATGTCAATGACGCTACGCCTGGCATTTACAGCTTGAACCGCAATTACTCTGCTTACAAAATCGAGCAGGTTTCCGACAAAGCAGATTTTACGCTGTGGGACGAGCAGACAGTTAAACGTCTGATTGTGGAACAGCCTGACTTGATGCCGTACTACCCGCCAAAGCGTGCATTGCAGCGCGGCATTGATTTGAAGTACGGAAAGCAACAGATTACAGGCAGCGTGACAAGCTCCATCCTGCAAGGCAAAAGCATACCGAAAATTGCAAACGACCTGCAACAGCGTATGCAGGATATGAGCCGTGCAAGCGCTATCAGAACGGCCAGAACGGCGGTCACGGCAGCGCAAAACGCGGGACGGCTAGATACTTACCGCGCAGCGCAGGACATGGGAATCAAGCTGAAAAAGCAATGGCTGGCAACACTGGACAACCGCACACGCCACGCACACGCAATGCTTGATGGTCAGACGGTCGATGTAGACAAGCCGTTTAAGGTTGACGGTTACGAGCTTATGTATCCGGGAGACAGTTCCGCACCGGGCTATCTTGTGTATAACTGCCGATGCACCCAGATTGCGGAGGTTGATGGCGAGGATACAAGCAGCGGCGGAAGACGCGCTATTGACCCGGAAACAGGGGAATCTGTGCTTGTGGAAGATATGACCTATGCGGAATGGGCAGGGTGGAAGAAAGCCAAACCGCCTGACGTGCTGGATATTTCCACGATGGCAGAAGCAAAAGATGCGTTGCTGAACAAAATCGGATTTAACATGGTTGAAGATTCGTTTATCAGAAACGTTGATGAACGACTTGCGGTAGAAAATACAAAACAGCTTTATGCGCTTGAACAGAAATTCGGAGCGGTAGGCCAGTCTACAGGTTCCATTTGTTCTGTGTCAAGCGGCAAAGACACGGTTGCTTATGTAAGAGGTACACTGAAAGACCCTACAAATCAAAACTTGTCTTTGTGCCCTGGTGCTTACCATAGTTACAAAGATATGGTATCCACAACATTAGGTGAAATTGAAAGAAACTGGGCAATGCCAGCACAAAAAGAAAATGCCGCAATTTATAGCGTTACCCATGAGTATGGGCATATGCTTGAGAACACTATCATTAAAAAGGCAATGGAAGAATACGGTTTAGATAAACTGGAAAAATCCATTGATTACACAAAAAAGACTCCAAAGGCAGTATTTAAGCAGTATTATAAGATACAAAGCGAAACTGAGAAAAAATGTTGTGCAGAAATACTTGACATTGCCAAAGAAACGAATGTAAACTTTAAGATAAGCGATAACTTGTCACGCTATGGCAAAACAAATTATGCAGAGTTTTTTGCAGAGGTTTTCGCAAATAGCCAACTTGGCGCACCAAATGAGCTTGGCAAGGCCATGTTGGTTTGGCTTGAAAGGAAGGGGCTTGTAAAATGAAAACAGAACCATATTTTATGAGAAATAAGGATTGGTACTATTTCGATGAAGCGGAATTTTGTTACAAGCTGACAGAAAAGGCCCCGCCTGAAGCTGTACAATCTTATGATGATTTTTATAAAGAGAAAATTGTTAAAGATAAAAGCGGAAATGTTTGGTTTGAAAAATAGGGGGTCAAACAATGAATCCATTAAAAAGATTTTTAGGTGATACATCAAGCGAACAGTTTAGAGTTTATGACACTTCCGATGAAGCCGAAAAGCACGTAAGCATCTTTGGGGTCGAAGATGTAACCATTACAGAAGATGACATTAAAAATCTCCGAGAGGGCAAAACGCTTGTGTGCGAGATTATGAATGAATACAGCATTATGATGCGATTAGAAAACAATGAAAATCACACTTGAAGACCACAGCGCTGAAGTCTACAAAGAGCTTGAAGCGGCTTGCCAGCGGGCGCTGGAAAAGTGCGGGCTTGTCGGTGAGGGGTATGCAAAAAAGCTATGCCCCGTTGACACGGGCAATCTGCGAAACAGCATTACCCATATGGTAAACGACGGCGAAAAAGCTGCATATATCGGCACAAATAGCGAGTATGCAGTTTATGTGGAGTGCGGCACGGGTGTTTATTATCCCGGTGGCAGACAAACGCCGTGGGTGTACCAAGATGCAAAAGGCAATTGGCATCTGACACACGGCCAACGCGCAAAACCGTACATCAAGCCCGCAGTGGCAGACCATGCCGCGCAGTATAACAGAATTATCGAACAAGAGCTGAAAGGCAAATAAGCCTCTCGGCTCTTTTTAGTGGTTGTTTCCATTTTGGAAACGGCCACTTTTTTATACACAAAAAATGTTTCCTTTCAAATTATCTGAAAGAAAACGTTTTTACAAACCTTTTGCAAAAACAGCAAAAAACCGCTGTTTTTATATAAACGCGAATGTCGAAGAACTGACACCGAAGAAAAGGAGCGAAAACATGGCATTAACTCGTAAAGGACTTCTTGCGGCAGGGCTGACCGAAAATCAGGTTGACTTTGTTATGGAAGGCCACACTGAAACCGTAGACGGCCTTAAAGAGGAGCGCGACCGCTATAAAGCCGATGCGGAAAAACTTCCCGGCGTTCAAAAGGAACTGGACGACCTGAAAGGAAAGGGCGATGACGGTTACAAGGCAAAGTATGAATCCGAGCACCAGGCTTTTGAGGATTACAAAACCAGCGTGGCCGCTGAAAAGACTACCGCTGCCAAAGAAAAGGCAGTGGAAGCCGTGCTGAAGAAAATCGGCGTATCCGAAAAGCGCTTGCAGAGCGTGGCGAAGCTGGCAAAGGCTGACGGCCTGCTTGATGCGCTGGAGCTGAACGATGACGGAGCTGTAAAAGAGGCTGACAAGCTGGAAAAGAGCTTGAAGGACAGTTACAGCGAGTACATCACCACCACCAGCACAAAGGGAGCCGACACGCCCACCCCGCCCGCCAACAGCGGCGGCGCAAATCTCACAATGGCCGACATCTACAAAAAAGATGAAAAAGGGCGCTATGTCATGGATTATGAAGCACGCCTGAAGGCCATCGAAGAAAATCTGAACAACCAGAACACATGAAAGGAGCCTTAAAATGGCAGCAACTAAAGTTGAAACCCTGACCACCCCCCGCGACAGTTTGCCCAATGTCTACACCGGCGTGACTGCTCGCGAGCTGGATTTTGTGACCCGCTTTGCCGACAACTGGGAGGCACTGCGGGAAATCTACGGCATCATGCGGCCCATCCGCAAGCAGGCGGGCACCTCGCTGGTGTCTTACACCGCTAGCGTTGCGCTGGAGAGCGGCACTGTGCCCGCCGGTGCTGTAATCCCCTATAGCAAAACCACTATCACCACGGCCACAAAGGAAGACATCACCCTGCAAAAGTACGCAAAAGCCGTGCCCATCGAGGATGTGGACAAGTATGGCGCGACTATTGCCGTACAGAAGTCCGACGATGCTTTCCTCACCAAGCTGCAAAACGAGGTGATGAGCAAATTCTACACCTTCCTGAACACCGGCAGCCTGACCGGCGAAGCTGCCTCCTGGCAGGCCGCTCTGGCGAAGGCACAGGGCGAGGTGCTGAACAAGTTTGCCACCATTCAGAAGGATGTGACCGAAGTAGTCGGCTTTGCGAACATCCTGGATGCTTACGACTATCTGGGCAGTGCGCAGGTGACCGTGCAGAACGCTTTCGGCCTGACCTACATCAAGAACTTTATGGGCTATAGCACCCTGTTCCTGCTGCCCGCAACTCAGATTGCCCGCAACAAGGTCATTGCAACCCCCGTTGAGAACATTGACCTGTACTATGTTGACCCCTCTAGCGAGTTTTCGAGCCTGGGCCTGACTTACACCGTGAGCGGTGAAACTCCCCTGATCGGCTTCCACGCTCAGGGCAACTATGGCACTGCTGTGGGTGAGAGCTTTGCGGTTATGGGCATGGCGCTGTGGGCCGAGTACCTGGACGGCATTGCGGTTATCACTGTCAATCCTGCTGCGGCTAAAGCCGCTGTAAACACCAAGGGCTGATAAAAGGAGGCAGCGTAATGCTTGAAGAATTGATGCGAGAGTGCCGGAACTGGTTTAAGGTTCCGGATGGCGCGTACAGCGGCACATTTACCATCAAGGACGGCAGCATTACGCTGCCTTTTTTAGTTGAGGGGCAATATTTCCGCATTATCGGGAGCGTGTTCAACGATGGCGTGTACCAGTACGGTGCTGGCAGTTTGACCGATGAAACGTTTGACGGTGCTGTGTGGGCGCTGGCTGTGCCCGCTGACTTTATTTCTCTGGTTGAGGATGTGGAAGCATGGCGCAACAAGTATGAGAACGCCGCAAACAGCCCGTTTCAAAGCGAGAGTTTCGCAGGGTATAGTTACACCAAATCGAGCGCAAACGGCAATTATGGCGGCTCTGTGACGGGCTGGCAGGGTGTGTTCGCGCCACGGCTGAACAAATGGAGAAAGCTATGAGTCTTTTAGATGATTTTTCGCACAGCTGCATCATTATGGATAAGCTGACAAAGCCTGACGGCGAGGGCGGCTATGCTACCGAGTGGAGAGAGGGCGCAGAGTTTGCGAATTATGTTGCCTTGGACAGCAGCCTTGAAGCACGGCAGGCCGAAGCGCAGGGCGTGACCAGCGTATATACCGGCATTGTGCGGATAGATGTGCCTATTGAGTACGGCAGCGTGTACAAGGACTTGACTACTGGGGCATATTTTCTGGTCACGAGCCGCCCGGAAGAAAAGCAAGCCCCTGCAAGCGCTTCCCCGATGCTGAACGGCCTAAAAAGTTTTACGGCTGAAAGACTGCGGGAGGGATTGCCTACATGACAAAGGGCGCTGCATTACAGCAGTTTTTCGGGCAATTTATGACCGCATACGCCAGCAACGCCGTTCCGGATGACGCTGTACTCCCATACCTGACCTATGATGCGGTGTTTGACGCATGGGGCGGAGGGGCGGTATCGCTGACGGTCAACATGTGGTTCCATACCACGAGCGAAGCGGTGCCCAATGCAAAGGCGCTTGAGCTTTCGGACGCGCTGGGCATTGGCGGTGTGACGCTGCCGGTAGATGGCGGCTTGATTTGGTTAAAACGCGGCTCCCCGTTCTGCCAATCGCTGGCAGATGACACAGACAAAAACCTAAAACGGCGGTACATCAACGTGACCGCCGAATTTTTATGCCTAAATTGAGGTGAAAGCATGAAATTTACTCGTATCCCCGAATCGGCGTTCAAGGAATTGGTTCTGAACGCCGGGTATCTTGCAACTACGTTTGACCCGACTGCCGGTACTGCGCCGGAAGAAAGTGCGCTGCTTGGAGCCACGACCGGCGGCATCAACTTTACGGCTGTGCCAAGCTTTACCGACTTCGGCGAGGACATCGACAACTGCCCCAAGAACATGAAAGAGCTGAAGCAGATTGAATCTTGGGAAGTCAAGTGCAGTGGCACTTATGTTTCGGCATCTCCTGCTAATGTAAAAAGTATGCTTGGCGCAGCAGAGGAAACAACCACTTCCAAGGTTTCAAAAATCACGCCGCGCAATGATTTGAAAGACAGCGACTTTACCGATTTGTGGCTGCTGTGCGATTACTCTGACAAGCACGGCGCTACGAACGGCGGTTTCTGCGCCATTCACATGATGAATACGATGTCTACCGGCGGTTTCAGCTTGCAGACGGGCGACAAGGAGAAAGGCCAGATGAGCTTTGAATACACGGCGCACTACTCCATTACCGCGCAGGACACTGTGCCGTGCGAGGTGTATATCAAGGCCGGAGAGGATGAAGCATAATGCGGATTTTTTCTGAACTTAGCACTGACGAAGCGCTGGAAGTCGTTTTGCAAATCGCGCAGCCCATCACAAACCTGATCGATGATGAAGCGCTTGTGAAAGAGATGCAGAAAGCTATGCCGAAGGGCGAAACGACCCGTATTGCAATGCAGCGTTTTGGCCTTGCGAAAATCGTTAAACTGCTGAACATTGCGTTGAAGCAGCACCGCGAGGATGTATACGCAATCCTTGCACCGTTCAACGGCATGACAGTGGAAGAAATCGGCAAACAGAATTTCCTTATCACCTGCAAGCAGGTTGCTGACCTGCTGAACGATAAGGGATTTGTTGATTTTTTCAAATCGTATCTCGGTGGCGGGCAGAACAAGTAATCCCTGTACTGCTGAAAATGCCGAAACTGAGCGCAAAGGCGCTTGTGTCGGCGCTGCCTTACGCTTTAAAAACTGATTTTGAAGAACAGATGTACAAGGTGTACATGACAGACAGCGCGTGGAGCCTTGTGGTAGCTGTGACAGGCGTAAAGGACAGGCCAGCGAGATATATTGACATTATCCACCCACCCAAAGTGGATACGCGTACACCAGAACAGGTGCAGGCAGATTTCAAAGACTTTGCGGCGCGGCATGGGTTGAAAACAAAAGAACGGCAGGAGGTGAGCGAGTAAGTGGACGTATTTGACCTTTTTGCAAAAATCTCGCTAGATTCCAGCGAATACGAGAAAGGCTTGAAAAATGCGAAAAGCAGCGCAAGCGGATTAACGGGACTGTTCGGAAAGGTTGGTTCAGCCGCTTCAACAGTTGGAAAAGGCATCTTTAACGTTGCGACGAACGTTGCGAAAGTATCCGTTGCCGCTACTACGGCAGGTGCAACAGCAATTTCAGCGTTGACGGGACTAGCAATTAGCAGTTATGCAGATTACGAGCAGCTTGTAGGTGGCGTTGAGACGCTATATAAAACCAGCGCCGATAAAGTTCAGCAGTATGCGGCAGACGCGTATAAAACGGCTGGACTTTCTGCAAACGAGTACATGAACACAGCAACAACCTTTGCAGCTTCGCTTGTGTCTAGTCTGGGCGGCGATACGGAACAAGCGGCAGAGCTCGCGAACACTGCCATTTCGGATATGTCAGACAACTCAAATAAAATGGGCACGGCGATGTCTTCTATCCAAGATGCGTATAACGGTTTTGCCAAGCAAAATTATACTATGCTCGATAACCTGAAGCTCGGCTATGGCGGCACAAAAACCGAGATGGAGCGCCTGATTGATGATGCCAACAAGCTCAACGCTACCCAGGGGAAAGCCACCAATTACACCATTAACAGCTATGCGGACGTTGTAAGCGCGATTCATGATGTTCAAAACGCAATGGGCATTACTGGTACGACCTCTAAAGAAGCATCAACAACGATTCAGGGGAGTGTAAATGCTACAAAATCCGCATGGTCAAACCTTGTAACTGGAATTGCCGATGATAATGCCAATTTTGGGCAACTTATCAGCAACTTTGTGGATAGCGCAACTACAGCGGCAAGTAACATTATCCCCCGCATAGAAGTCGCCCTGAACGGCGCTGCTAAGCTGATAGAGAGCCTTGTCCCACCCATCATGGCAGAGCTGCCGAGCTTGATTGAAACCGTTCTGCCGCAGCTGGCACAATCTGCCGTGAACATTGTGCAGACGCTTGTTACGGGAATCAGCGCAAACGCGGCGCAACTTATTGATTCGGCAATTCAGATTATAACTGTGCTGGGAAACGGCATCTATCAAATGCTGCCAACCATTGCACAATCTGCCTTGCAAATCGTTTTGACGCTGGTTTCAAAGCTGAATGAGAACTTGCCGCAGATGCTTGACACTGCCGGACAAATGCTGATTGCGTTTGTAGAGGGCGTTTCGGAACACTTGCCGGACATTATGCTTGCTGCTGCATCTATCGTGGAGACCCTGCTGACTTACTTTATAGAGCATTTGCCGGACATTGTCGAAGGCGCAATGCAGATGGGCAACGCGGTCATTGATGGCATTATTGACGGCATCTCGGCAGCTTGGGACGGCCTTGTCAGCTGGTTCAATGGTTTATGGGACAGCCTGTTCGGGAATCGCTCTGTTAATGTGGATGTCAACAGTAGTGGCACAACCGGTGGCCGTGCAGGCGGCCTTGATTATGTCCCGTATAACAACTATGTTGCCAACCTGCATCGCGGCGAGATGGTACTGACTGCCGATGAAGCGGATTCTTACCGGCGCGGCAATAGCGGCGGGGGTGGCTTTACAGTTAATCAGACAATTTACGCAGCAAAGCAGACACCGGTTGAACTGGCAGCAAGCACGGCGGCATATTTCCAGCGGGCGAGGTGGGCGTTATGAGTTTTTTAAGCAAGACTTTCAAGTACGTCAACTCGCTGGGGCAGTCTATCGTGTTTGACTACGCGCATGGTTATCTTATCAGCAAGCCGGATGGCATTGATACAATTTCGGTCACTGCCAACACGGCGCAGGGCATCGGCCAAGTGGGCGCTACGGTGCAATCTAAGGCCATTCAGACGCGGCCTATTACCATCAATGGAAAAGTTATCGGCGACAATGCACAAGCGCTGAAAGACGCGCTTATGACCGTTGTACGGCCTGACCTGACCGGGGTGTTATATGCCGGAGACTGGCACATAGACGTTATTGTAACGGCATCGCCAACCATTGGCGCATCAAAACGCGGTGCTCCGTTTCAGCTTGGCCTGCTTGCTCCCTACCCGTATTGGGAAAGCGGCGAACGAAAGGCAATGCAGCTGCGCGGCGTGCAAAAAGGTTTTAAATTCCCGTGGAATATCAGCAAAACGTATTATTTTGGCAAAGTCATTGTGCTAAAATACATTGTTTTGCAGAATTTTGGGCAGTTTGATGTGCCGTTTATGCTGGAAATCAATTGCGTTGGCGAGACTGCAACAAACATAGGCATTGAAAACATGCTGACAGGGGAAGTTCTGCGGCTGGAAAAAACGCTTGTGGAAGATGAGCGTGTCGTTATCAAGACATCTCACGGGAAAACAACGGTCACAAGCTCTAAGGACGGTGACTGCCGGGGCGCACTTACGCTTGAAAGTACACTGTACAGAATTCATACGGGCGATAATGCGTGGAAGCCTACTGCGGACAGCGGGCTTGAAAACGTTGAAATGAGCGTTTCGTTTGCGGAAGAAAGTGCGGGTGTAACGGTAATATGAGATTAGAGCTGTTCTCCCATGACCTTAGCAACCGACACGAAATTACCCACGCCATCAGCAGCGAGTTCAGCGACTACTATAACGATGTGGGAAAATTTACGGTTGTTTTGCCGATGGATGAGTACAACATTGGGATAGTGGAGCTGGATGCTGTTTTGTACATTGTAGAGCAGAGACTTGCGTATACGGTGGAAGAAATACAGTTCGATTGCGATAACAGCGAAATCACGTTGAACGGGTACAGCCTGAACAACAAACTGAACCGGCGTGTTATTGCGGCAACTGCCAGTATTGCCAACGTGGAAACGGATGTATACAGGGTTATTACTGCCAACCTGCGCGGTCTGCCGGTACTGCTGGCAGAGAAAAAAGGCTTGACAGAAACCGTGACGGCAACAGAGGTGTACGGGGATGAACTGTTAAACTGCATACAACCGATTTTGACAGATGCCGGGATTGGGAACCGGATGGTTTTGGACTACAGAGCCAAGACGGAAACGTTTGAATTGTATAAGGGTGTTGACCGCACAAAGGGATTAGACGCCGTGCTGTTTGTGCAGGAACGCGGAACAGCGCCCGGGCTGGTAGTTGACAAGGATATTTCTGAATACAAAAATGTGTGCTACTGTGAAGCGCAGTACAAAGACGGTACAAAATTTGTGGTGCAGGCTGGCACGGCCAGCGATGCGGAACGGCGCGAACTGTGGGCGAGCTTCAGCGGAGATAGCCAGCAGGATGGAGAGACAAACTCTGCGTTTCAGACGCGCGTTAAGCAGTATGCGGCGTTGCAGCTAGGCAGCCATTTGAACCGAAACGGATTTGACATTGGCGCAGACGGTGACGAGCTTGGCACGGCATACAATGTTGGCGATTTGGTTTGGTGCGTTTCTTTGCGGCTGGGTGTAAAGTACAAGGCAAGAATCACGGCAGCAAAGTATTCACAGGATGCAAACGGATCAAGCGTCAAGCTTGTTATTGGCGACCCGATTTTAACAGTTTTGAGGTGATAAAGTGGCAGAAATCAAAAATTTTCCGAATAACGTGGATGAATACATCGGAGCCGAAAATGTTATGAAATGGCTGCATGGGCGTTCCAGCGGCGTTTTTGGCGCAGATGGCAATTTAAGTGTTACCGCAAACGGCGATATGACGGTAAGCGTTTCAGATGGTGTGGGCTGGCTGGCGAACGACAAAGCGGACGGCACAGTTTTTTGGAATGATACAAAAGAACAGACTGGAAGCGAGTTGCAGCTGACAATCCCGTTGCCAGATGCCATTTTGCCACGTATTGACAGGATTGTTGTTAGCTGGGACACTGTGGATTATGCGGAAAAGCCGCGTATTGAAGTGCTAAAAGGAACGCCGAATAATGCACCTACCGCCACGGAACTTACAAACAACACTTTAAAACGGCAAATTTCTCTTGCGCGTATTTACGTTGCAGCAGCTGTAAGCAGCATTTCTGCGGATAGCATCACGGACGAACGGCTTGACCCCGATGTGTGTGGGCTTGTTACGGACTGGGTTAGCGTTGATACTACTACCATTCAGGCGCAGTTTTCCGCATTGCTTGAAAAGGTAAAGACCGAGCTGGCTCAACTGCACGGTGGCACAGCAATGATGACCAAGGCACAGTATGACCCGTCTGGTGGCGGGTTAAATGTCTGCGTGCAGGAATATGAGTGCAGCAAGAGCGGCAGCGTGTATGCGCTGACGGGAGAAGGCGCGGTGGGGCGGTTTAAAGTCCCCGCCGCGTGGAGTGCGGGCGATACGTGGACAGTCAACGGTGTGGCCGTGCCTGCGTATTGCGGCGCGGATGCGGCGGACGGTGACAGCGTTGTTGCCGGGCGGTGGGTGCTGTTTACCTTTGACGGGAGCCGACTGGATTTTAACGGCGGCGGTGGATTATCCAATGCGAAGCTGGCACAAGCCACCGCTGCTGCTGACAATGTGCTGGCGGGCAAAAGCTTTTATGCTGTGGATAAGACGCTTAAAAAAGGGAATATGCCGCGCCGGGGCGCAGTAGACATAACCATAAACCCGGGAAGTTCTTACGCAGTCCCCGCAGGATACCACAACGGCGAAGGCCGCGTAAAGGCGGCAACATGGACAAAAGACAAATATTTATATCTGGTCATACAGTATCAGAACGGCTATGGAAACCCTATTCCGGAGTACGCGGCAACAGTGGTTGCACAAGACATACCGGAACCCGGATTTCTGGCGCATTATAGTGGCTCTGGAAATTTTCATGCAGTTACAAATGTCTGCAATGCCAATATGCTGAATATTGGAGCCTATGCCGGAAACGGCACGGCACAAATAACACCACTAACTTACCTATATGACATTTTCCACAAAACGAATCACGATCCAGGTGTTGTTTATACATTAGGCGCCGGAGTTTATTGTTACCGTATGAGATGAGGGCTAAAGCATGGCAGAGAACACAATTATTCATGAAATCAGCCTTGCCGGATACAAAGCCACTTCCACCGGCAGCACGGATGCAGAGCCAACGCCAGAGCTGGCGGCGCAAGTGCTGGAAGCTGCCTTGCAGGCCAAGGCGGACGCAAACGCGGCGGCGATTGAAGAGCTGGCCGCATTGATAGCGGGAGGTGTTACCTGATGGTGCAATTTTATGTGTGCCGCATGACACTTGAAGATGTGCCGGAAAAGTGGATGGATGCGGTGAAAGCCAGATTGGAGGGTGTGTAATGGCATTGCATGAAGTACAGCTGAAAGGATACAGTGTTAGGCCCGGAAACTTATCGCTTGGCACTTTTGGCAGTTACGGTATCGAGCAGCTGCATGTGACCCTTGACGATACGTGGAGCGGGCTTGCTGTAACGGCAACGTTTAACCCGCCGAAGGGCGAACCCCGTGAAATCCGTTTGCCGGAAAACGGACTGATTGATGTGCCTGCCGAAGCAACCGCCAATGAGGGTACGGGCACTATCGTGTATTGCGGCGTTGCCAATGGTGTGCAGCGCATCACAAAAACGCAGGGATACAACGTGATTACACGCGGCCCCGTTGGTGGAACTGAGCCGTTTAAACCCAGTGAATCACTTGCCACGCAGGTTTTGCAGGCTGCGCTTAACGCAGAAAAGAACAGCGCGGAAGCAAAGAGCGTGGCCGATAACTTGCGAAATGATGCGGCTAACGGCAAATTTGACGGCAAGGATGGAGCCAAAGGCGACAAAGGCGATACTGGTGATAAAGGAAATACAGGAGCAAAGGGAGACAAAGGAGACAAAGGTTTCAGTCCCACAGCTGCAGTCACTCAACTTGAAAATGGTGCCGAAATCACAATTACAGATGAAGAAGGAACTACAAAAGCTACTGTGAAAAACGGCAGTAAAGGTGATAAAGGTGATCGTGGGTCAGATGGTGTCAGTCCTACAATTTCAGTAGAAGATATTGAAAACGGACATCGTGTAACAATTGTTGATGCTACTGGTACAACATCAGTAGACATCTACAATGGTGAAGATGGTACAGACGGAAAGGACGGAGCACAGGTTGATGACAGCAGCATCGGGGACAAGCCGTGGAGCAGCAAGCACATCATTGACATGCTTTGCCCGCCTCTGGAAGAAAGCGGCAACCCTGTTGTGTGCTACCCCGTGGCGGGTTATCCGCTGGGGGTAAAGGCCAGTTGGGAACCCATGCAGGAAGGAAGCGGAACCCCCAGCCCCGAAAACATCCGTCCCATCAAGGGACGTGACAGCGTGAGGGTTGAACGGTGTGGGGAGAACTTAATTGATTCGGATCGTGTTACGGAAGTAAGTGCAGCTTATGGTTTAACAGCGCAATATGTATCTGGGAAAATCACGATTAGCGGAATATATTCTAACCAATCAGCAGATGCGTCTTTTTCCTTTATGTCCTTGTCATACAAATTGCCTCCTACGACCAAGTTCATGTATTCAGACTTGAAAACCAGTGGATGCACACTTAGAGGAATCAGATTTACCAATAAAGGGCGCGATAAAATTGCTATTGATCTCAGCGGACTTACTATTGGTGAAAAAGCTGAAATAAGTTTTTATCTTATTGCGTACGTCGACACCACCGCCCCCACCACCTACACACCATACATCGGGCAGACCAACACCCTGACCCTGCCTGAAACCGTGTATGGCGGTGAGGTGGACGCGGTGACTGGAGAGGGGCAGGAGACGCAGAAACTCGTAATTCTGAATGGCACAGAATCATGGAACTCGTGGGGAATCAACGCTCACAACCCTGCTATTACAGGATTTTATACCTACGACATCAATGATTATGATGCTAAAAACGCAAAAGGCATTTGTAGCCATTTAGAGACTCCGAACCAAGATGTGTTGGGTGGGCGGAATGCTGGAATTGGCTTTGCGACAGTCGGATCGTCGCGCTATTTTATGTTCAGCATGCTGACTAGCTCGCTACCCGATATATCAGCGGGACATGAAGTTGATTCGTTGAAAGCCTACCTTGCCGCCCAGAACGACGCTGGCACGCCAGTACAAATTGCTTACAAGCTGGCAGAGCCTGTACCCTTCACTGCCACTGGAGGGACGGCGTTGCCCGCGCTTGCGGGTGCGAACACCGTGCTCACAGACGCCGACACCGCGACTGTGACGGGACGAGCAGACCCAATAAAGAGAATCACTGATTTGGAAGATGCGGTTGCATCTCAAACCTGAAAGGAGAAATAAAATGGCGATTAAAAGTAAAGCACGGCACGATTTAACATTGCGCAGTATTAAGCGAGAGATTGCAGCAGGACGTGATGTTGCGTTTTGGCTCGATAAGGCGTACACGCACTACGACAATAGCCTGCTGACCGAAGAGGACATTGCCGAAGTGGAGACGCTGGCGCAGGCGTATTATGATGCGCTGGACGCTGAAACGGTGCAGGACGGCAACGCAACGAATGAGCAGATTCAAAATCCGCTGTACGAGGAGGAAGATCAATGAGACTCTCAAACGGTGAGGTGTTGCTGGCGTGGCCTCTGGCCCAGCACATCATCACACAAGGATGGTTTTACAACGACGGCAGTATGCACCGGGCCATCGACCTGCGCACCCAAATCAGCAATACCAGCACGCAGCCGGTATACGCGGCAGAGGGCGGCACAGTTGACCAGGTGCAGAACTGGGACGGCCATACCAAAACCGGGATGCAGAGCTATGGCAACATGGTGCGCATCAGGCACGCGCCCTACGAGGGAAAGCCCCTGCAGACCCGATACGCACACCTGAGCAGATATTGCGTCAAGTTAGGCCAGCAGGTCAAAGAGGGCGACCTCATCGGCTATAGCGGCACTACCGGCAATGTGTTTGGGGCGCACCTGCATTTTGAAGTCATTCTGAACGGCAGCCGCACGAATCCGCTGGTATGGCTGGGCAACGACTTCACCACGGCAAGCAGTCAGGTGTTTACTTATCGCACCGGCGAGCACGCAGTAGAAAAACCCGCAGACGCTGCACAGCCTAGCGGCGAGGAAGTGCTGATTGATGTGTCTCACCATCAGGGCGCTATCGACTGGGCAAAGGTTCCCTACCGTGCCATTATTCGCATCGGGTATCGCGGCTACGGCAGCGGAAAGCTGATGAAGGACGAGCAGTACGATGCCAACCTTGCAGGGGCGAAAGCAAGCGGAAAGCTGTTAGGCTTTTACTTCTTCTCGCAGGCGGTCACGGTGGACGAAGCCCGCGAGGAGGCAGACTTCTGCGCAAGCCTTGCCCCGACAGGCTATCCCTTGTTCTTCGACAGCGAATGGGGACACACAACCAAGACCGGCGTTCACGATGGCCGCGCCGACAACCTGACGAAAGACCAGCGCACGGCAATTGCAATGGCGTTCTGTGATAGGGCCAAAGCGCACGGATTCACGGCAGGCATCTACACCTTCACGGCCTTTGCAGGCGCGAACATCGACTACACCTACCTGTGTGAAGATTACATCGGCTGGCTGGCCGACACCCGCGCCAACTACGACACGAGCCTGCCGCGCTACATCCACCAGTACGGCCAGGCCGCAAAGGGCAGCGTTCCGGGCATCACAGAGGTGGTTGATTTGAATCATTTGGTCAAGGCCCTGCCTACGGTGGACAAGCCTGAAAGGAAGCTACAAGTGATTACCATCGGGCCGGTGAGCCAGGGAGATGCGGATGCAATTTACCTGCTGTGCCAGAGCCGCGGCCTGACGGATGCAGGGCTGTACAAATCTGAATGGGCGGAGGTGTGATGCCGATGCAGCATGTATTCTCGTTTACGCTTGCGGAGGCCTGGGCGTTTTTGATTTACGCGGCGGGTGCTGCTGCCGGACTGTATGCCGGTGGCGTTGCCATCAGCAAAGTAATCACCGCAGTAAAAAAGCCGAAGACCGACCAAGACAAACGCATTACCAAGCTTGAAGAGCGGGTGAACGCCATGGAGGGATTCTTGAAAAAAGACAAATTGCGGCTTGACAGCATGGACGAGGGGCAGCATGTGACCATGCAGGCATTGCTTGCCCTGCTTGACCACAATCTGGATGGAAACAACATTAACCAGATGCAAAAGGCAAAGGAAGCTTTGCAAAATCATCTGATTGGCTGAAAGGGAGTGCATATCTATGGGCGATTTTTTGAAAAATCTGGCTGCGCTTATCAAGGTAAAAACCATTGTGACGCTGGTTGTCGTTGCAGTTTTTGCGGCATTGGCGCTGCGGGAGAAATTACAGCCTGACACGGTCATGACCATTGTAACAATGGTTGTGGCCTTTTATTTTGGCACGCAGACAGAAAGCAAGAACAAGAAGGATGAGTAATCATGCCAAAGTTTGATTTTGTCGGCGGTTTGCTGACCGATGAAGAAACGGATGTTTTGCAGCTTCGGCGGCGCGGCTGGCGCAATGCTGATATTGCGGCAGAACTGAATTGTAGCGAGCGCACGGTAAAACGGCGCGTACACAGCATCAAAACAAAAATAGGCTGATTCAAAGGGCGCGGCTGCTTTTGTGGCCGCGCCTTTTTTATTTTGTCCCAAAAACGGCACAATGTTGGCACTTTACTGGCCTACGTTGTGCCGTCTTTTTTTGTACAATTTAGATAAAAGGAGCGGTTCGGATGGCATACAAGCAAATCAACCTAAACCCGGAACAAAAGCGCGTCGGCGATTGTACCGTCAGAGCCATTGCAGCCGCAACGCATCAATCATGGGCGGCTGTATATGCGGCGCTGGTGCTGGCAGGATTTGAACTGCATGATATGCCGTCTGCAAACTATGTCTGGGGCAGTTATCTGCGCCGATGTGGGTGGAACCGTTCGGCAATTCCGAACAGCTGCCCGGACTGCTACACAGTGGCAGATTTTGCGGCGGAGCACCCAGATGGCACGTATATTTTGGCAATGGCTACGCATGTTCTGTGCGTGGAAAATGGGGACTGGTTGGATACATGGGACAGCGGAGATGAAGTGCCGCTGTACTACTGGCAGAAAGGATGATTGACTATGGCGTTTGGCGTACCGTATCAGCCCGGCTATATGCCGAACTATTATCCAATGGGGCAGCAGATGCCGTCGGCCATGCCCGATCAACTCGCACAGCTCCGACAGGCAGCGTATCCGCAGCAACAGCCCGCGCAGCAAAGTTCGCCTATTATCTGGGTGCAGGGCGAAGAGGGCGCCAAAGCGTATATGGTGGCGGCGGGGAATAGTGTGCTGCTGATGGACAGCGAAAACAGTACATTTTATATTAAGGCCACCGACGCCAGCGGTATGCCGCAGCCATTGCGCGTTTTTGACTACTCGGAACGCACGGCAAGCCAGAAACATCCCGCACAGACCGCGCAAAAACCGAAAGAGGAATATGTCACACGGCAGGAGTTTAACGCGCTGACAGCCCGCTTTGACGCGCTGGCGGCAGATAAACCTTTGACGCGCAAGAAAAAGGAGGCAGACAATGAGCAACCCTCTGTTTAACGCTCTTGGCGGCGGCAAAATGCCGGGCGCAATGGGACAATTCCAGCAGATGATGCAGCAGTTTCAGCAGTTCCGACAGAATTTCCAAGGCGACCCGAAGCAAGAAGTTCAAAAGCTGCTGCAATCTGGCAAAATGAGCCAGCAGCAGCTAAACCAGCTGCAGGCAATGGCGCAGCAGTTCCAGAGCTTTTTAAAATAGGTTCAAACCGTGCGCACGGTGAACAATACATTCAACTTTTGAAAGGAGTTAAACATGAGTCTTTCTTCGGACGGCACTGTTATGACAATGCCTGTTCAGCCCGCAAATACGGGCAATGGCAACGGCTGGGGCTTTGGCGGCGATGGTGCGTGGTGGATTATTATTCTCTTCCTCTTCGTTTTCTGCGGCTGGGGCGGCAACTGGGGCAACAACGGCTTTGGCGGCAACGGCAGCACCGGCGCAGTTGATGGATACATCCTCACCAGTGATTTTGCCAACGTTGAGCGCAAAATCGACGTCGTAAACAACGGCCTGTGTGACGGCTTCTATGCTCAGGCACAGCTTGTCAACGGTGTGCAGAACGCTATGCAGCAGGGCTTTATGTCGGCTGAAATCAGCCGCGCCAATCAGCAGGCGGCATTTATGCAGCAGCTGAATGCCATGCAGATGCAGCAGGCGAATTGCTGCTGCGAGACCCGCGAGGCTATCCAGGGCGTAAACTACAACCTCGCTACGCAGGCTTGCGACACGCGCCAGACCATTCAGAACGGTACTCGGGACATCATCGAAAACCAGAACGCGAACGCCCGCGCTGTGCTTGACGCACTGACGGCGCAGCGCATTGAGGCTAAAGATGCCAAGATTGCCGAGCAGAACCAGCAGCTTTTTGCCGCACAGTTGGCCGCAAGTCAGGCTGCGCAGAATGAAACGCTGAAAGCCTATATGAGCGGGCAGCTCGCTTACTACAACCCCCGCCCTGTTCCGGCTTTCCCCGTTCCTGCTCCGTATCAGTATGGGAATTGCGGCACCTGCAACGGCTGCGGATGCTAAAAATGAATACGGCAACTTGTCGGAACATCTGACATGTTCGGCCCCGTGCCGATAGTGCAAAATGTGGCGGGGCAATCGT